CTGATGAAGTTTGGTAGTGAGTTATTACCTACTGGCGAACCTAAATACTCAAACCAGAAAATATATGAATGTGCTCACGATTGGGTATCGCAGGGCAACGTGAACAGTAATGGCATCGTCAAATACTTTCTCGCCTACTACCATGAAGGAGCTAACTGACAAAAAAGCAGCAAAGAAAATTATTAAACGGTATAAGAAACATCCCGAGTGGTACACTGCAGAGGATGTGGAATATGCTAAACTCATGAAAAGGATTATTAAACGAAATGAGCAGAGTTCAACTGATCAGTGTGACTCCGGATGCGGAGAAGACAATGGGGTATGTAGCACGGGTCAGTAACCCTGCTAACCAGGAGAATCCTAAGGTTGCAGGACTTCTCTCCTATTGCATTAAACACGGGCACTGGAGCGTCTTTGAGCAGGCACACATGACGCTTGAGATCAATACCACCAGAGGTATCGCGGCTCAAATCCTGAGGCACCGTTCGTTCACATATCAAGAGTTCTCCCAACGCTATGCTGATTCTTCCCTACTCGCGGAGGAGATCCCTCTACCTGAACTACGCAGACAAGACACCAAGAATCGTCAGAATTCTATTGATGATATTGACCCGTTTGTCCGTCAAGAGTTTCAGATCAAAATGCAAAAGCACTTTGAAGAGGGAATGAAACTCTACAAAGAAATGCTTGATGCATCGATCGCAAAGGAGTGTGCTCGTTTTGTACTCCCTTTAGCAACGCCCACAAAAATTTACATGACAGGATCAGTTCGGTCATGGGTTCATTACATCTCCTTGCGTGCTGCTAACGGTACACAGAAGGAGCACATGGATATTGCAGAAGATTGTAAGACCATCTTCCGCAAAGAGTTCCCAGTGGTCTCAGAGGCCCTGGGTTGGGTCTAAATACACCGTACACATTTCTTATCATGCCTACATATCCAGTCATCAATACAGAAACTGGTGAACAAAAAGAAGTGAAAATGAGTTTCACTGTTTGGGATCAGTGGTTGGAAGACAACCCAGGGTGGATCCGTGATTGGTCAGATCCATCTACTGCTCCTATGGCCACAGAGGTCGGTGATTGGAGGAACAAACTTGTTTCCAGAAATCCAGGCTGGAACGAGGTTCTAGACAAAGCATCCAAAGCACCTGGTTCTAAAGTAAAGAAGATTACCTAGTATGCCGAGAAGAAAGAAGGACGACCCCATTGGAGTTGGACTGACGGCAAAGCAAATGCGCCGTAAGAAACCAATCAATGCGGATCTCTTGGTGGACATTGAACCACTTACAAAGAATCAAGAGAAATTTTTTGAAGAATATGATGCCAACAAACACCTCTTCGCTTACGGTTGTGCAGGCACAGGCAAAACATTTATCGCACTCTACAAAGCTTTAAAGCAAGTCCTGAGTGACGATAATCCATACGAAAAGATCTACATTGTTCGATCTCTGGTGGCGACACGAGAGATTGGATTCCTCCCTGGAGATCATGAGGATAAGTCCTCTCTGTATCAGATTCCATACAAGAACATGGTTAAGTACATGTTCGAGATGCCTACTGATGCAGACTTTGAAATGCTGTATGGTAATCTAAAAACACAGGAGACCATTTCATTCTGGTCTACCTCATTCATTCGTGGAACAACACTTGACAATGCCATTGTCATAGTGGACGAGTGTCAAAACTTGAACTTCCACGAACTTGATAGTATAATCACACGTGTTGGTGAGAACTCCAAGATCATGTTCTGTGGGGATGGCGTTCAGTCAGACCTGAGAAACAACAATGAGCGTAATGGAATCTCCGATTTCATTAAGATCATTACTAGAATGGAATCATTCGCTGTTGTAGAATTTGAACTTGAGGACATCGTTCGTTCTGGACTTGTCAAAGAGTACATTCTCGCTAAGAACTCTCTTGGTATGATATGACATTCACTCATCATAATTTTCTAGGTGACATTGAACTTGAGAAAAAAGAAACACCAGGTTGTAGACTCTATCAAGTCCCGAATGGAGACTGGGTTCCTTCTATTACTTCTGTCACTTCTTTCTATAACCGCCAAATTTTTATTGAATGGCGAAAGCGAGTTGGAGAAGAGAAAGCTAACAGAATTACGAAGAAGGCAACCGCACGTGGTACAGATTTTCATGAGGCGGCGCAAGCGTACCTCATGAATGAAGAGTTGGATTGGAAGAACTTTCTTCCTGCCACTCAATATATGTTCCACCATGCCAAACCATACTTAGACAAGATTCAAAATATTCATGCAATCGAAAGGACTCTGTATTCAGAGTACCTGGGTCTTGCGGGTCGAGTGGATTGTATTGCTGAGTATGAGGGCGAACTAGCAGTCATTGACTTCAAAACATCTGAGAAGATCAAACCTGAGAAGTGGCTTGAAAACTACTTCGTACAGGAAACTGCATATGCTTGTATGTACTATGAACTCACAGGTATTCCTGTGAAGAAACTCATCACACTGATGGTGACACCAGGTGGTGAGGTGAAAGTATTTGACAAACGCAACAAAGACGAGTATATTAAATTATTAGTTCGCTACATTAAAGAATTTGTCACCCACAGTATTTCTAATGGATAAAGAACTCAATGAGGTTCTAGAGAAAAAGTTTTTATGTCCTTCTAAGTTCGCTCAAGATATTGAGAAGATCGTCTCACAAAGTGATGACATCAATTACATCGAAGCAATCATTGTGTATTGCGAAGAGAATAAGATTGAGTTAGAAACAGTACCGAAACTACTCTCTAAACCTCTCAAGGAGAAACTCAAGTTTAATGCCATGGAACTCAATTTCCTCAAAAGAAGTTCGCGAGCGAAGTTGCCATTATGAGCGGTGAATCTGATTTGTATGAAGACATGAGTAAACTGAATGCTCTTTATGAAGAGTTGATGTGGCCTCATGATGAACCACTTGATTTCAAAGCCGACTTTGAAAACAACAGAATTATTATTCAATTAAAACGTGATGCCGTTTGAGTGCTATAAGACTTACCTTGCGATGAAGCAACACTTCACCAAGGACAAGTATGATTACCACAAGTATTGTGGTAGGTCTCGTGCCACTTTGAATTCATTCTACAAACGCAAGGATCGATACTTCTTTGAGAAGATGTCGAGAGCACACCCTGATAGAGAGATTGAGGATTTCTTTGTAGCGAACTTTGTTTCATGTGACGATCCCCAAACTCTCTGGATTGGTGATATAATTCGTGAAGGCGATGGTAAGTTTCGCCAATGGCAGAAGAGAATGCAGTCTATGTCATATCTCTTCAAGGAGGAAGTAGAATCTGTCCTCACTAGAGGTGACTTTGATAGTTACTTCAAGGTTGTTGATAATCAACATCCTAAAATTTTGAAGGAGCACTTCCAAAAGAAAATCTCTTTGGAAACGCTGATCATCTTGGATAGAATACTTGGATACAAGTCTAACTTTGACAAAAAGTTACGGGATCCCGTATGGAATTTCGTCTCTATGCGTATGAACAAGTATTCTCCCTTTCTAAATATTGACGTATTCCGTTACAAAAAAATTCTTAAGGAGGTTATCGTTCATGGCTCTTGATAATTCCACTGTTCTTGAAAATCTCAAGGCTCAAAAGGTTGAAATTGAAAATCAGATCGAGCAGTTGCGTGCTACTTACCTGAAAGTTCTCGGTGCCATCGATGCACTGGAGCAGATTGAAGAGGCAAACTCGCTGGAATCTGAACCCGAATCTGAATCTGAGGAGGAATCCGAAGAAGAATGAGTTTCTTTGACTCAGAGGTTGTCCGTGCAGAGATGACCGAAATCACAGAACTGCAAGAGGAGATCTATGAAAGCGTCTTTCGCTTTCCTCAGATGAACCAACAGGAGAAGTCTGAGCATGTTGATCTCCTCGTTCGTTTGCTTGAAAAGCAAAGGATTCTCTATACTCGTCTGAGTCTGTCGGATGATCCCGAAGCAGTCCAGATGAAAGAGAACATCACCAAGTCAGCTGTCATGATGGGTATGCCACCCAACGTGGACATGTCAGTCATCTTCACCAATATGGAAAAGATGATCAACGTCATGAAAAAACAGATTGACAAAGGGATCTAAATCTCCTACAATAACGGAGTACACACAAGCCAAATCTCAAACACAAGCCAAATCTAATGTCTTTTTCTTCCCTTAAAAAACAGTCCTCTCTTGGTTCCCTCACCTCTAAACTGGTGAAGGAGATTGAGAAGACAAGTGCCACCAAGAGTGGTGGTGCTGACGAACGACTCTGGAAACCTGAACTGGATAAGTCCGGTAATGGTTTTGCCGTGATCCGATTCCTCCCCGCACCTGATGGTGAGGACCTGCCTTGGGCGAAGATCTATTCTCACGCTTTCCAAGGACCTGGTGGTTGGTACATCGAAAACTCTCTGACCACTGTTGGTCAGAAGGATCCTGTCTCTGAATACAATCGCGAACTGTGGAACAGTGGTAGCGATAAGGACAAGGAGACTGTCCGTAAGCAGAAGCGTAAACTCTCTTACTACAGCAACATCTATGTTGTTAAGGATCCCGTCAACCCCCACAACGAAGGTCAAGTATTCTTGTTCAAGTTTGGCAAGAAGATCTTCGACAAGATCACAGCCGCAATGCAACCGGAGTTTGAAGATGAATCACCTATCAACCCCTTTGACTTCTGGGCAGGAGCAAACTTTAAACTCAAGATTCGCAAGGTGGATGGCTACTGGAATTATGACAAGTCAGAGTTTGACTCTGCTGAGCCTCTCCTGGATGACGATGATGCACTTGAAGCAATCTGGAAAAAAGAGTACTCTCTAGCAGATTTTACTGCACCTTCCAGTTTCAAGTCCTATGAGGATCTTGACAAGCGTCTCAAGTCCGTGCTCGGTCAGAAACCTGCCACCCGTCGCTACGACGAGGAACTTGAGGATGAGAGCGAGGGTCGTGGTTCTTTCACTCCCAAGTTTGAATCCAAGGCACCCGAAGTTCGCGAAGAGGTCAGTATTCCTACAACCTCCAGCGAAGATGAGGATGATGCTCTGAGTTACTTCCAGAAACTCGCTGAGGAGTGATCAACCAAGGTTCGGATTGCTTGCCTTCTTCAACTTCGGACTAATGAATTCAGTAGAAGGTTCATAATCAAGAAGAGTCTCAATTTCATCTAGAATGCGAGGCAGATACTTAGACTTCAGGATATTGATTTTACGTCTTTCATCCTGGAGTCTTTCTTCATGCAGATAATATGTAATCTCTGAAAGAGAATCAGGATCAGAAGTGACGTTCAAATTAGTAAGACTGTCTGTAAATGAGATTGTGAAATCTGATGAAACAATCTTTCCTGCGGGAACGTGAACCTTACCATCAGAATCTTTGATTTCAATTGTTTCATAATGCTTGACTTTATTTGCGTTCTCAAATGATCCATACTTCTCAAGAATGTATTTTTCAAACTGGAACTGACTCATAGGCCATTCGTTCCTGACATTGATGATGTTGTTAGCAGCAAGAACAACCCAATCAAGATCAGAGTCTCCATAGACCTCATGGGCAACCTGATCAGGTCTTTTATCTCCGATGATATTATACTTATTGAATGCCAAGAAGTTATCAAAAAGATCTTCTCGAATCAGAGCTCGACGGAAGATGTTTTTGACAGTGACATAATCATTATCAGATCTCCTGTCATTGAGACGAGAGATGTATTCAAAGTCTGGTAGGCGGCTGAAATAGTTAGACATTAGAATCCAATCTCCAGGTCTTCATCGTTATCAAGTTTGGTGTAGTCAGAATCGTAGATAGGATCGAGTTCTTGGAAACTCAAAGCAAGTTCATACGTTGTCATCGCAGAATCAGGTAGAGTCATGTATGTGCCGTCAGGAACATAGTTGACACCAAAACTTGTAAGAGCACACTTCTTAAGTCTATTTAAGAAGGGATGTTGTTTTCCTTCGCTATTAAAGAACTGAACACCAAACACGTTTGGTGCTGAGAGAAATAATCCTCCACCAGAAGATTCTTTAACCGACATGCCTTGCTTGAAGAGACGAATGATCTTTCTGATCATGATGGTTTCTTTGTCGTTTCTCCCAGACAAACGGAAACCATAAGTAAATGATCTGAGAGATGGACCATTGAAAAGAAGTTCAAGGTTTGGATTCATAATCGCACCCTGTCCTCTTGCTAACAAGTCATTAGGACTTTGATTCAGACCTGGTAACTGAGAAACAAGTGTGAGTTTTGCAAGTGCTGCAAGTTCTCCGCCATTTGCTTTCGCAGCATCAACTGCTTTTGTTACTACATCAGTTGCTGCTGTAATCGGGTTGCTAGATTCCATGACATCAAGAGCTGCTGAAGCCCCTGCCATCTGCAAAGCATTCATGGAGTTCTGACCCCACCCAACATTGTTTCCGTCTGAGAGTTGATTGGGGATAGGAAGGATAACGCTTCCCATTGTTTCTTGTATTCTTTCAGTAGCCCTGTTAGCAGAACCAGTTTGAAATCTACCAGGCACATACTTGTACATGGTAATCTTCATGAAGTCTGTATTGTCAAGAAGAGTCAGAGGATATCTCAGATCATCATATCCACGACTAGCAACTGGTTGTGTTGAAACGGCAACATCAGTCGCTTGTGTAGGACCAGCGTCACCAGCAGGTGCATCACCACCTTTGTTCTCGTCACCAGTGATGGGTGTGATATTCTTATTCAGTCCTGTGCCCGATCCAGTATCTGCCCACTCTTGCTGAGTTTTGTCAGGTAAGTTAGCGTCGTTTATTTTCTTTCCTAAGGCAGCACGAATCTGTCCACCCTCTCCACTATATTCTCCTGACCACAAAGTTCCACTTGAATCACGGAACTGTCCATCAGCACCCTGAGTGAACGTTGTTGTGGTTGTGCTTGTGGTTCTGCCTCTTCTATTCTTTACGTCTTTTGTTACCGTGAGAGTCCTTGTAGCGTTAGGATCATTCACGTCATAAGACAACGAAGCCCTTTCACTCACACGAGGCGTTGACTTATTCTTTGGTAGTGGTAACGATAGAGTATCTGCCACAGGTTTTTTAGTTATTTAGAACAAACTTTTGATAACTTAGTCTCTTGAGATCATCAAGTTCATCACTATTGACTTTATATACTTGCCCCACTATTTCCTGAAACGTGTAGTTTCTCATGCGGTTCCAATGAAAGTTGAATCCATAGAATCCAGATGGATGGTAATCAAACGCAGCGATCAAAGGAAAGGTGTCGTATGTAATGTTAGGAGTCTTTGCTGCGTAGATAAAGGTATAATAATTTCCTGGTTCTGGAATGACCTCTACAGTATCACTGAGAGCATCAATCACCTCCAACATGATGTCGTCAGGATCACCTGTCCCTTTGTATTTTTCTACCAGAGGTGTGATTCTACTCATCTACATCCATGTAGTTGAACTTATAATGTAGAACGCATCTATAGAGATTGTCTCTAATTTTGAACAAGTTTTCTTGTTCTTGTGGGTGGCCACCCTCCCACTTTTCTAGACGCTTGCAGACACATTGATACAACAAGTAGATGTCATCAGGACTAAAGTCGAAATAAAAATCTGCATCGGGGTCGTTCATAATCCTAACTCATCTTCTGTAACTATCTTAAAATTAAGTAATCGATCCTCACAGAATTCACGTGCTGCTTTCCACTTCGCCTGGTTCTTAGCATACTCAGCAGCCTCACGAATGAAAGTCTGCTTTTTCTTTTTGCCTTGAACTGGTGGAATGGTTTGCTTCTTTGGTTTGACTTCAATCACATAACGTTTAATTGATCCGTTGCTTTCCTTGACCTTCATATAAAAGTCTGGAAAGTATCGATGCACTCTATTATCTAAAGGTGACTTATATGGAATCCAGAATTCCTCACTGCCCCACTCAAGGATATTTTCATTACGATCACACCATCTCATGAATTTTAGTTCCCAGAGGGATCTGTAGATGATGTTTTTAAAATCACCCTTATACTTTTGAGTGTTACTCGGAATAAATCTTCCTTTATAACTCATACATAGTATAGGGAACCATACGGTATTTAGATGGCTGGGAACATACCTGGTACAAGATATAGTACAAAGGACTTTATTAATAAGTTCGGCAACCTGGCTCAGTCGAGTCAGTACCGTGCTCATGTTGTTTTGCCTGAACAAGTTAATTCTTTTGTCCAAAGCAAAAGACTGGTCTCAAGAGATATCCTGAGCGAGGCAGGAGTTCTTTGTAAGGCAACCAGTCTTCCTGGATCATCTATTGCCACACATGATGTAAAAGATTTTTATGGTGTCACCCAGAAGCACGCTTATGCT